ATGGATTGTTTTTAGTTTTGTTTTCTTAGCGATTGTTGTTGTTTGTGATAAATGAATTACAAAGGTGTGTAATCGATCGAGGCTACGGCAAACCGGACTGCTGTAAGAGAAGTACCGGCGCCTGCATTGGCGAAAACGATCGTATCGCCAGTGTCCACCCTGACCTTATACACAGCAACACACTGTGTCGCCTCAACTACGGAAAAGATAGTAGCAGCCGCACTAGATGTGCCGCCACTGACAATTGTCGGCAGCGGGACGGCGGCTGTTAAGCCGGTCCCTGAGTTGCGAACAGCTATCATATAAGCACCACCCGAAATGACGTTAAAGCCGGTAGAACCGGCTCGCTCGAAAGGGAAAGCAGCGCCTGTTTGCTCGACGTTGCCAGTGCCGATAGGAGCTGCGAAGTTGGTTGTGCCGGCGTAGTAACGCCCACACACCTCAGGCCCATCGGTGGGCCGCCGCAACTCAACGACGTACTCAACGTACAGCTCACCGCCGGTGACGTTATCACCATAAGCAGCGGAGAGCCACAAGTTGCCCATGTCGTAGGTCTTGACATCTAGATTTTGGGCTAGAGTGCCAGCGCGCACAAAATGCCATTCGGTATCTGGGCGCACGTTCAGGTCGTTGTTCATCCACACATTGGTCTCCGAATTGGGGATCGTCTGTGCTTGCTCAGCTTTAGTGGCTGGTGCTTCATCGGCTGCGTCGAAGTCGAAACTCATCATTACGACTCCTGACGTGGACGAAGCTGTAACGCTACGAAACTCGTAACGGAGCTTCTTGAAGCGATACTGCTCGTAACGACGAGCAAGTTTCGCCAACCAAGGGAACGATCCTGATAGACCGGGATTGCATGCAATTCGCGTAGCTGTGAAATTCAGCGTGTTGTTGACAGGAAATAGAAAGGAACGATGTGCTACCGTGATCCCTCCCGGCGTGGTGGTGACGGTGGGTTTAACCCCCGTGCGACGGGTTGCAATAGCCACCGGAGCCGCACGGGTAACGTCGTTTCCACGGAGTGTCTTGGGAACACGAGCCGGGTTGGGTTTGGGAGTGTTTGTTCGCAAATTTTTCTTTTGATTCATGGTTTTATTCATTGTTTTTGTGACGGTGGTATCGATAAATCGGCGTTGAGCGGCGTCGCGCGCCATGACCGCCAGGGCAGCTACGGTACGTTTAGCACCACGCCCCATGTTGGCTCGAACGAAAGTGGCGTCGGCCTCAGAATCCCTGGTACCACCAGCCAGGGCGAAGTCGTGCTGCCTACACGTCTCGTCAAACTCATCTAGAGCGGGTGCGTAACCGCGGGTGGACGTAGTGTATCTACCGTCCGACCACCCTGGCCCACACCAATTACCGTGATATCGAAATGTCATTTTTGTTTTACTGCGTTATGAATTATGCAAACATGAAATTTTTTGTATTTTATTATCGCTAGGTTACAGATCGATGGCTGTAAACAGACTCATGGTGCAGTAGTCCACGCAGTCTGTAAGGTTGCTGGTGAGGCAGTCGGACATTAGAGTTTCCATCTCTGCCATGTCGACTCCGTACCTCTCCAAGAAGAAATAAGCGGTCTCTTCGCTACATGAGTGTCTTTCTACGGCCAAGCTTTTGTACACCGACCTGCTGTCCGTGTAATCTTGTTTGGCCTGCTTCCTCATGAGCGAGAGCTGGTGCTTGGCATAGACACGTATAACTGGCACGAACCCGGCTTCAATTTGTAATCCGAGCAACATGCCTTTCACCTCTCCCGGCTTCAAAGCGCGGAGTGAGAACCCTATTTTAGGCAAACGTTTACCTATTTTAGGACCCAAGACATAGCCGTCCTCGGTGGGCCAAAACAAAGAAGAGCAATACTCGACTTGTGACCACGATTCGGAAATCTTCATCTTGGTGGCGAAACCCAATGAGTGTTGGTACTGGGCGAATTTACGCTCCAGTCGCAACTTAGCGGGTGCGCTAAGGTGTCCGGGAATGACTATCAGACTGTCGTCCCCGTGGACTAGCATCTTAAAATGCTGGAAGCCCATGCGTTCAAGCACAAAGGCGGTTTTAGTGCCGTTTAAAAAGGAATTCGAAAATGAGGTAGTAGGGGAACCACTAGTCATGGTGTAGGATACGTTATACACTACGCCATGCGACGACCAGCCTCTGATGTGCTCCATTGAAGTCAAAGCAAAGGCGGCGTCACCGTGGTTGTCGATCCCCATAGCAGCGCATAATTTCCATGCGAGCTGATAGGCGTAACGCCCCTGGTGGGCGTCGTACCGAGTTTCGTCACATTCAATTATTGTGACGTCCTCCGAGCCAAATTGACCGCGCCAGGCGCCGATCTCTTCAGCCGTCATCCCAGCCGTGTAACAGATCCGACTATCTGTAGACCACGCAGTCTTTAACTGTTCCGTGGCTTTGGCTACGAACGGTCCGAGTGATACATTGAGCCTGTCTGAATTGGCTTGTATCGATCTCGGATCAAATTCCTGCGGTTCACTACCGCCTTTCATTGTGAGTTCACGTTTCACGAATTGTTTCCGGATAAAATCCTTCTTGGTGAGAGGCGTATTTTTTAAACTCTCCCACGCTTCTTCGTGATTACGACGTTTGTTGTTGTCAAATTTCGAGTTCCACGACTCGAAATCTTTTTCAAGGTCACATGCCATTGGTTCACACCAACTCAAATCCAACGATTCCATGACGGCTTTCCACGACTCTTCATCGGGCTCCGGGACTGTCATGAGGGCCCTATTCGCTAAACTAACAGTCTCATTATTGACCGACGAACAGGGTACCACGGGTATATAGTTGGAAAATGTGGTGCAAATTGGGTGGAATTGAGGTTTTGGGTCTGCTGGTGTGCGATCTCCATCTTTAATGGACGCACCGCGACGCAATTCCTTCAACGGTCGGGCGCTCTCGTAACCGGGTAACCCATTAGGCCACGCTTTGGCTGCGTCGAACGTTCTACCAGGAACCGAAGCTCTTGTAGCTTCATATTCCTCTACAGTGGCATTGAAACCGCTGCTTCCACAAGGGCACCACGAAAAAAGAAAGTCCTGTAAGGACATCGCATTGCTGAGGCTTGTATAAAGCCGCTTGTAAAACGGCGAACACAGCTCATTGAACACGCAAATCTCTTCTTTCAATGTTAGGACGAACGCCATCGCTGAACCGTATATTATACAGTCAAGGCGCATTCGGTCCGGCATGGACATCTTATCAGGTTTGACAATTTGTTTCATTGTATTAACACAGAGACGTAGACCAGCTTTGTCTCTTGTGACACCAACCATCTTGGCGGCTACGGTTTCAACCACTCCTTTAGGCAACAAAAGTTTTATCATGGCCGCGTGTCACCCATAGAAAAGATCCAAAACTATGGATCTTGCTAGATTGCAATTTCATTACAGTAAGCATGGGTTTATACGCGTTTTCATCGCCTGGAGTGAGTACACCTTCTACGCTGCCAACATGATCCTTCCGCGACAAACTGCGCGTCAAGCTCATGATGCCAACACTATCTCTGTGTGGGACAGTTACGTGATCGGGGGTTTTAACGAACTCGTAGATCCAACTATCACCATAAGGCCGCCCGTTCCAACACATGGAGCGCCTGCCTTTTTCATAGTAAGTAGTGGATAGCCAAGCTAACGAGTTGTGCGAGTAACTGGTACAATTGCCAGAAACTTGCATACGCACCTGCGCTTCCCCCGAAGAGTCAATAAAGGTCTCGTAGCGTGACTCGGCAAACTCGCCATTATGGTGGAGAGTGCCGTACAAGTTCTCAAAGCGGTGGACGACTGCGAACAATCGGCCTTCACGTGATCTGTGTACCAACTCTAAAACCTCAGCAGGTTTGAGATAATACAACGAATGGACGCTCATATAAACGTCCGGAATCACTTGGCATTCTAGAGCCGACACATTACAGTAATCGGCGCCAGGTAGATAGTGACTCCTACGAACTACGTCGTCTGAACTCATTATCGGGTTACAGGAGTGCAAGCACGTTCTCTTCTCTTGAACGTGTCGGTTGGCATTGCCACCGATATCTGTTATCTTGCAGTTCTCAAACCGTCCCCGAATGGTTTGTACAACCATCGATTCGCATAAGGCTCTCTCCGTCGCCCCCAAGGGGTGGTCATGCGGATGACCTTCACCGAACTCAAACTTCCACGTTGGGAAGCGAGATTCAATCGTTTTCAATTGAACCGGTGTGACAGAGTGCTCTCTGCGAAAAACGGGCCTCCTATCCGGAGAGGCCCTTGACTGGCTACCAGTTTCCACAACTGGGACATCCGGCCTTGCCGGAAGGGTAACTTGACCCTGGGATGTGCTAGCACTCGATAAGCTAGCGTCCCCTGTACGCCTTTTTCCGCGTTTGCGGTTTTTCGAGTTTGACTTGGCACG